TTTCCTGGCAAGTGCTTTTACAGTTGATGGTGCTGGGGAACTTGCTAGTTGTGCCAAATATGCTTTAGAAACTTGTGCAGGATTCATATCAGTTTGAGAACCCATCCTTTGCTTAACTTTATATTTAACATCAGAAGCTAGTTGAGATGCCTGCTTTTCAAGATCAGTATCACCGGCAGCATGTCCGCGATGAGGACCACCCATTTGTTCAGCCATGGAATTTTTTCTAATTTACTTTTTTCTATACTTATTTATGAATTACTTAATATCAAACAATTGTTTCAACAACATCTTTTATCCAAGATTTAAACATAATACTATCTTCAGTTACACAAATCAAATGATTTGTACCCCTACGAATTATCTTTCCAATCATACCAGTTGTTAAGCTTTGTACAGTATCTCCTTCTTTAAATATTTCTCCACTAATATATTTTTCCCTCAATTCTTGCTCACCAATTACTGGAGCATTTTGAACAGTTGATTTTGATAAATTCTTTTCTCTAGAAGTTTGTCTGGGATCCTGTATCCCAAGTCGCTGCCTTTTATTATAAAACTGTAATCTACCACCTATAGTTTTTGCTTCAAATTCTCCTGTTTTATTATTATGCCAATCTCCATGCCCATTTCCAACAAGACCTAATCTTTTTGCATGAAAAGATGCTAGAGATGCTTCTTCTAAAAATTGGGAAAAACTTTTCATTACTTACGTTTACAAATTTTAAATGTTATTTCTTTTTCGTGTGTAATTATGTATTCTAAAACACTTAATCTCATCTTTTTATATTTATTCTTTATTTTTTCTACCCTAGAAGATTTTATTTTATCATCAAAAGTTTTGTAAACGTGAGTAATAAAATCTTTATATCTGGTCGTAGTTGTTTTAGATTTAGTTTCAAATGAATTAATAATACTCGTAATTATTGAATTCATAACTTTTTACTGGTATTTAGTGCCCGTGAGAAGATTTGAACTTCCACTGTATGGATTCTAAGTCCACTCTCTCTACCGTTGGAGTACACGGGCAAATGGAGAATAGGAGAATCGAACTCCTAATAAGTGCTTGCAAAGCACCCGTTATACCGTTTAACTAATTCCCCAATAAAACCCCGAAGGGTTAAATATTTATCTTCCCCAAATTTGAATAGTATATCTATATTCTATAGCATGAGGAGAAATAGTTGTTACAAAGTGCATCTCTCTGTTGTCATTTACAACCATCATATTTTCTTGAGGATTTAGACAACGATAAAAATTTTCTGGACATTCATTATCCTGCCAGACAAACAAACCACCAGAGTAAATACAGTTGGAATTTAAATATAGTGTAGCACCAAATTTATAAATGGAATCATCATGAGGAGATATTCCAGAATAAGAATCCCAGATGTAATACTGGTAATCTAATTCATTGTAGTCATAATTTTTAAATGCAATAGATAATTCTGCTTCTAACAAGTTTTTTATTTTTTTGTCGGTAATAAAGCAATGTAAACAGACACCATCAATATTTTTTTGCAAATTGTGATCCCACTTAAAACAACTAGATCCCCAGACTAGTTGTTTTTGTTTTTTTAGAACATCTTTTTTACAGAGATCTAAAAGATCTTCTGACAAAACTTCACTGTAAATTTTCATTGTACTTGTTTTTCAATTTCAGAATCTAAATTAAAAATTACGGTACGAATATCAGAAATACGAGGAGGAACACTCACCTCATCATAAGTATAACCTTTTTGAGATTCAAAAAGAATTTGGCGAACTGCAGCAGCAGAACGCACATCCATCTTTACTGTTACTTGTTTTTCTTTAGTCATCGGTCGTCAGAAGCACGGTTTTCGGAAAAATAAACATCAAAAGCACCTTCAGGATAACGCTTAAGAAGTTTTTGAACATTACGAGCAACAACATCATCAAGTGAAACTTCAAGTGCAATACATGCTTGAGCAACATACCACATAATATCACCAAGTTCAATAATCAGGTGCTCACGGTTGTCCTCATTATAAGGTTTGCCTTGGAAGATCATTTTCTTGACAATTTCCATAAACTCACCACCTTCTGCATTAATACCAACAGCAGCAGTTAGAAGACGCTCAATATTGGCACCTTTTTCATCAAGGGCAACTAGGCGGTCGGAAAGAGCAAGAAAGTCTTTAGATGCATCAGAAGTTACGGCATCCACAAACTCTGCATACTTATTAAAATTAACGTGTTTAGCAGTTTCCATTAAAATTTAAATCCTTCAAATGATTTTTTAGGTTTTTTGTCTTCTTCATAATTATACTCTTCATCTTGTCCAGAGTCAAGTATATCTTTTTGAGCAGTCTGCTCACAATCATACAATCTCATTTTAGCACGGTCAATACCCACAATGAAACGCTTGTAGATTGTGGGATCATTATAACGGTTCTTCAATTGCTTTACCATAATCTGCCCAAGTCCTTCCAACTCTTCAGTGCTAATAAGGGCAAACATAAGATCAGCAGTAGCAGGGAGACCAAAGGACTCACTAGTATCAGTAAGTTCAACATCGCTATTACCATAACCTGAACGAGTGGTTTGAGTAGCAGATACGATTGGTACGTTGAACTCAACTGCAAGTCCCCGTAATTCTTCAGCAATTGCTTTAATATACGAATATGAATTGACAGAAAGGTTTGACTTATACCTGCTGGAAGCACAAATATTAAGGTAATCAATGAAAATAATATCAGGTCTAAATGACTTCTTAAGTGCAAGTTCATTAAGAAGTGATTTGAAGTGACCACTGTGTGCTGATGCAGTAGGATATTCTTTAATTATAAGAGTACCTTGCGTCTTCTTTGCCAGATTTGTAACTTTAGTTTCAAACATTTGGCGAGGAAGTTCAATCAATTGTTGGATTGGAACATTCAGAAGGTTTGCATCAATACGTTCAGCAATTTTCTCCTCTGCCATCTCCATTGTAATGTAAAGTACATTAAGTCCGTCAAGCACACAGGAGCTAGCCATATGACACATAAAAAGAGACTTACCAACACCTGTCCCAGCAAGAGCGATATTAAGAGTCTTATTAGGAAGACCACCTTTTGTAATTTTGTTAAAATATTCCAAATCAAAGGGAATACGATTTTCTTTCTTGTGGTAAGACTCATATCGTTCTTCATAATCTTGTAAGTAATCATGACCAATATGATTATCAAAAGATACTGCTAAAGCATTTGAGAGAATGCTAGGAATAGCATCTCTATTTTTCTTTTCATCATTACCATCTGCAATATGGATTGATTCCATAAGAGCAAGATAAATCGCACGATCACGACACCATTTTTCGGTAGTGTCTAACAACCACCGTTCGTCTACAATAGAATTATGGAGCGATTTAGAAATTTCTCTGATTTCTTTTACTTCACTATCTGATAGATCTGTACGGTTCTCAATCTCAATATTGAGTGCTTCAATTGTAATAGAAGATCCGTATTTTACAATAAAATTTACAACTTCTTGAAAAACTACTTTTTCTGTTCTTTGTTCAAAATAATTTGGTTGAATGAAAGGAATTACTTTCCTAGAATAGTTTTCATTAAATACAAGGTTTCGCAGAATAGTAGTTTCAATTCGTTCCATAAGAGAATTCTTTTTTGGCAATTTCGTCAAGTTTTTGCATCACTTCTTCGGTAAAGTATTCCTCTGGATTTGCAAGAATTTGCTTACCATAAATCTTCTTACCATCCATTTCATAACGCCCTGCTACGTTCTTCCAAAGTCCACCAATCTCACCGAGTTCAAGAAGACCATAATATCGGTCAAGACCACGATGATCATAATAAAGGCGTACTTCAACATCTTTATTTTCTTTACTTAAACGTGATTTAGCAGTTTTTGCTTTAATGATATTTCCAATAATTTCTGTTCCGTCTTTTTCTTTTTTCTTGGAAAGATAGATGATACTAGAAGCAGCATATTTGAGACCACTTCCGCCACCCATTTCTTTTGTGGGAACATAAGCACCGATCACATCATATGTGTGATTAGTTACAATCATAGGAATTTTTGCCTGCCCTAACTTAAGAGTAAGCATACGGAATGCACCTTTAATCAGTTGGGATTTGGTCATGTCCCGAACTTCTTTGTCATTCAGAGCATCATTAATCTCTTTACTGGTTGAAAGCATACCCAAAGAGTCTAGCACAAAAATGCAAGGTTTGCGTTCTGCTTCTGGTTTTTTCATATACATATCTACTGCCTTAAGCGCCGTTCCGCGAAACTCTTCAACAGTAACAACATTGACAACCACAAGACGAGAAGTATCAATTCCACGAGATTCTAGTAAAGATTTAGTAATAGCAGCTTCAGTATCAAAGTAGAGACAATAACCATCGGGATTGGTATCAAGAAAATTCTTAACAACGGCGAGGCTGAAGAAAGTTTTTCCAGTAGAAGACTCTCCAGCAATAGCAGTAATCTTATTCCCAGATACACCACCAAATATGCTACCTGAAACCAGTGCATTAAAA